TGAGCGTTTGAAGCCTAGTGGCAACCTTGGGGGTTTTAGCCAATTCATAAGCTACCTTATCTATCGTATTATCCTTCATTGCTACTGCGTTATATGCCCTCTTATATGCTTCTCTCTGTGAGAGTCCGGCAAATAAGCCTTGAACATACTTTTCCTGCTTTATAGTTAATGCTAGTTTATCTGCCATTCTTATCACTCTCCTAAATTAAATATTGAGGTTTCCATTCTTCTTCGCCATTTTCATCTTCGCCTAATGATTCTATTACATTTATAGAAATATCCAGGCATCTAGTTAGCCAGCCATGCACACTATCATCAATATAGATATCTCCATCTAATGGTTTGCTTTTAGCTGCACATAATATTCTCCCATTAGTTCTTACTCTTAATGCCATTATAATCACCTCACTAAATTAATATGTTATCTTAGCACTTCTTCTAACTCGTTCGCTATAACTTCTAGATAGTAAATGGTTAATCTTTTTGTTATCCATTATACGGGCTAGTTCATCAGTTGTCTCATCTGTCATGTTCTCACAGTTGTGACTTTGCTTATATGCTTCTATTCGTGATAGTCCAGCATATAAACCTTGAACATATCGTTCTTGCTCTATAGTCAATTCATCATCATCTTTTCTTATCATTCTTATTACTCTCCTACTCCATCTGATCCCTTATAGCGATTAGCATATCTATGTATTGGGATAGTTCAACTTTCGTTAACGCTATATTTGCTTGTTCGTCTAAGTTCTGTATACCTACTAATGCTATCTTTGCTTGTTCGCTTGAATAGCAGTATACACCTCTCTGTTCATTGCCCATTGTTATACTCTCTATCTGTCTACTACCTTCCCTGTAAGCTGCGTCAATCTTTCTTGCGTATATTTGATTTAACGTCTTATGGTCAACATATGTACATTCGTGCTTGAGCGCACATTCTTCTAATAACTTTTCTACGTTTTTAACTTCATCTATTACCTTATACCTTATATTTACTTTCATATTACACCTCCGAAACTTCTGTGCTGATATCGCTTTGTATCCACTCATTGAGTTTTGTTAGCATTTTAAATTCTTTATCACTCAAACGCCCTGTCGCGTTGCCTTTTATCATTAAAATAGATAATATATCATCATAATATATAACTTTACCCATCTATTACCCTTTCAAAATTAAGTTTTGCTATATTTGTTTTGTGCTATTGTCCCCACCATACAATAGCTACCCCTCCAACTCTTTCAATTGGCGCAACCTTATATATCTCGTATATCTCGTATACGTTTAATACATAATAAAAGCAGCCTATTTTCTAAGCTGCTCATACCTTATCTTTATTAAGTGTTCTATTTCTTTTGTCATGCTTCTGCTGTCTTTCTCTGCGATCTCTTTTAACATTTCCTTTGTTTGCTCATCTAGTCTTATATCTACTCTAGCCATTAAAATATTATTGCAATTACTTTTGCATCCTCTATTACTACTTCGTTATCATCCAGTCCATCGTCACCATTACAACTATAATTCCCAGCTATTATATAACAATGGTCTTGTTCGTAGGATTTCATCATGTCACTATTAGGGTTTTTTATGTTATATCTAAATGCTTCTTCGTAATCGTTCAAGTTCCAAGCTGACGTTCCGTCAAAAGAAGGATTTTCATTGTATTCATCTGTTCCATACTCGGGGAATTCTCTTTCGTCTGCTCTTTCTGTGTTGTTCTTGCTACATTCACATATTTCGTTTAATTCTCTTTCCTTGTTTTCAAATCTCATTCCTATAAAGCTGTAATTGTCTTCATTTGCTTCGCGTATTGCTTTTATTTGATTCATCATTTCTGTTAAATTCATTTTAATAATCCCCTTTCATTACTTCTCTTTATTAGTATATTCTCATTGTACGGTTTTTATACGTACTTGTCAAAGGGTTATTTAAAATATATTTAATTTATTTTTTTAATACCTAATCAATTCCTCTTTACCTCTGCCTGCTCTCGTAACTGTACAAGTCTAATTATCTTTTGCATAACCCCATATATAGCCATATGCTGTTTTATATTTACCTTTACAACATTCACCTATATCTCCGCGACCATACCCTAACTGTCTTTGTATCTCTGCTGCACTTGTGAACCTTTTTAAGAAGTTATTGTTTTTATCATATTGAAAAACTTCTTTACTTTTCTTCGCTGCTCCTCTTAAATGCCTTCCATTATGGGTATTATTTTCTTTGGCATCTGTCCAATACAGATTATTAACATTGTTTTTTAGCTTATCATCGTCTTGGTGTCCAGCATGGGGTAAATTGTCTGGATTTTCTATAAATGCTATAGCAACTAGTCTGTGAGCTTTAAACATCTTCTTTTTCCCATTTTTACAAAGCCATACCTGCAAATACCCACGACTATTGGTAAGTTTCATAATTCTTCCTTTTAATTCACGTCCTGCAGAATCGAATCTATCCAAACTTCTTACATTACCTAGATTACTTACCTCGTATATTCCTTCATAGCCCTTAACGGCTTTCCATTTTTCCATTTATAAAACCGCCCTTCTTTATTTTTGATTATAAAGAATAGGACTTACTGCTGTCTCACGACATGAGCCTAATATATTAATTAAATCTGATTAACTGTTCTGTTCCTCTTCCCGCTTTAGTGTAACAAACAAGTCGCACGCCAAATTCACTCGACATTAAACCGTTGCTCGAATATTGATCTGAGCCACAAAATGGCTCGTTGAAATATATCTTTAACTTATTAAAATCCTCTACTTTCAAATGATGAAAATGTCCCGCATTTATTTCTTTTACGTTAAACTCTTTGAATAGTCTGTCTGCTTCTTTAAGCTTACTCACCCCTGCATTATCGCCATGTAATAGCAATATACTGTAATCAAATATAGGTAATATAGCCATACTTAATCCTTTTAGCTTGGGTATAAAGTGTAAGTTTTGCACTTTTGCGTACTTCCATTGCAACATGTCAAATATTATATTGCCAAAGCTTTCTTCCTCTGTGCGTTCTTGCTTTGCTTTCTCTATGCTCTCATGGGAGCCGTTGACCTTTGCAAAAGTTACGTCATATCCTGCTGTTATTAATGTTAAGAATAATTGCTCGTAGGCTTTTATGACTTCTGTAACAGCGGCTGTTACCCATGTTCCATACTTTTGTACTGAACCATGTATAATACCATGTATACTATCTCCCAGGTCCGGTATGTAAATCTTCTTACTTGGCACATTATCTATTATTGATTGTGCTAGTTTTGCAAATCTCTCGTGCATAATTGTAATGTTATACTTATTAAAATAGTTATCTACCTCTAATCCACTATGTACATCCGCTATGTATGCTACGTATATTTCTTCTACATCTTGCTTAAGCTTAGTTGTATTATACGGGGTCGCATCTATCTGGTTGACCGCTGCACACATTTGTCTATGCCAGAAATCTGTTGTATCCATTTGTTTTACACGATTTTCGATATCGTCAAACTTGCTATGTTCTATCTTTGTTAGTGCATATTGCTTTTTCTTTATCCTGCATTTTTCCGCTATTTCATCAGCAGTATAATAGTCGAGTTGCTTTGGTGTAAAAGGCATACTATCCTTTGTTATGTCAAAAGCTGTTTTGATTGCGAAAAATTCATTGCGTGTCAAGTTCATTTTAAGCGATACTTGATTTAATGTTAAATGCGCTATGCAGTATAAGTTAAAGGCTTCTTCTAGGTTTTCAAAAGTTATAAATATATCGTGTCTTTGTCGTTGTCCGTAGTAGATCGTATAGCCTTTGTCTTGTTCCTCATACTTAGGCTTTGGCTCTTCTTTACCCTCTACCGCTGCAATTTTGCCAGGATAGTCATACCGGTATAGTCCTCTTTGCACTGTCTTATATTTCATGTTTAAAATAATCGCTATATCCTTTAGGCTTTTACCCTCTTTGCGGAGTAGGTCGGCTTTAGTGTGCCAACCCATTTAAGTGCCCAACTTTATATTGTTTGCGATACATACCTTGTTAGCGTACGTTAGTTCTTCTTCTGCTCTCAATAATGCCTTTGCTATAATGCATCTACGAGATATATCAATTTCTTTATTATCTATTAATTGCCTTTGATAGTCTTTTAGGGTTTCTATTATATTGTTCATAAGCTAACTCTCAACATTAATCTTTGTGACCTTATCCAGTCAACTATTCTTTGTTTTATTAATTTAGCCATAATTAACCTCCTAAAAAATAGATATAGCGCATTAGATAACCAATGCGCCAGTGTTCTACATAAGTGCTAGAGGGAATTAGCACCTTTCGAGACTGCTCTCATTAGTAATGATATCAGACATTTGTCAAGATGTCAGTGGGTTAAAGTGGGTATATTTGACTTTTATACCCTTGCACTAACCTCTTTTATCCAATCCTCCGAATATCCCAACATTTCCGCTATTTGCGCTAATGTATATTTTTTTCGACCGTCCTCGTTTTTTTGATATTTAAGGTATGCAACCTTACTATAAATATTGTCACATTCCTTTATAGCTGCGTTTACACCATCAAGGTTTGTTTGCATATTCTCAATATACTCATTTTCCATCACTATCAAGTTCCAGAAATGGTTCATATTATAAACTATCTTGTCAAGGGTTGAATCGTCACTGCTTCCCCTGGGCATATCTAGATTCGCATAGTTTTGACCCTTAATCTCTCTAGGTCCACTATTATCAAATTGATTAGTCCAATATTTCCAATTAACCTCAAGACCATCTCTTAGTTTGATATGAGTTTCTAATTCCATAATAAGTAATTTGTAATTTTTCATATATTTCCCCCTTACATTCTAAAGTGTCTCTGAAATGGCATTTCCTTATCTATGTAGATTATCTCTGTTAAGTCTACAAGCCGCTTTACGTAATGTTTTTTATCTCGCCAATACTTTACACTCACCTTTTGCCTATCTGCCGTTATATCGCCATATAGGCTCTCGTCATAATCTAGTTGTGCGCCGTTGTATTGTCTGTCCAACTCTATGTAGTAAGTAGTATCATGGATAGATATATTATTACGCTTCATTACTTCTTCCCCCATTCATTCAATAATGCATTTCTTTCATTCTCCGGCATAGTCTCAATCCCTAATTCCTTCGCTTCTCTGACTATTTCCTCTAGTAATACTGACATTTCCCTTGCATCATAAACGCTACTTCCGTAATAGCTTATGACTTTCTTATATCCTTCAAGTTTGCTGTCCTCCAAGACTTCTGCAAACCATCCTAATCCTTTACTATCCCAACTTTCAATCCATCTTTCAACAGCTTCATTTTTTATAGGCACTATCTCAAATTGTCCCACTTCTCTAATTGCTGTTTTATAGACAAACTCTTTAGTGTTCTTTATTTCCTCTGCGATCTTTTGGCATATAGTGAAACAGTATGCATTTGCATCTAAACTTCGTTTGACCCTATACTGCTTTATATCCACTTGTAACTCTTTGCCCTTTGCGATAATTTCCTTTAACCCTGCGACCTCCTGTGCTGTTTGGTGGCACTTTAAAGTAGTTAACACTATTTCCATCAACTTGGTATCTTCAGGGTATGAAATTCTTATTGCGCTAGCTTTCATGGTTTAGAAAATAGTGGTTCTATTGGGTGGTTTTCGTGGTAGCATTTACCTTTGTAATATCTACAATCTTTACATCTTTCCACTTTACAATTTGTTTTTATAAAATCCCTATATGCTTGAAACACTTCTTTTTTAATTATCATTATTGTTCTCCCTCCCATGCTCTATACATATTAAACCAATCTTCTGCCGTCATAGTTATAAGCCATTCACAATGGTTTTTTCTATGCGCTACTATAGGTATTACCGCCTTTGCATCTGCTTTGCTTTGACTCATTGCACCTTCTATATTTAATCGCTCTACTCGCTTAACTTCGATATGTATTCCAGGGAGTCCAATAACATCAGCGTCACCATTTGCCCCACAATATTGCTGACTTCTTCTTGCTTCATAGCCATGTTCTCTGCACACCTTTGCAAATTGACGCTCCCCTTCTTTGCCTTTTTGGTTAGAATTCATAAGTGCGACCTCCCATAATCTGACGTATTACTTCTGTATTTTTAAACCCGTTTTTATGATGTTCTAAAGTTTTAACCAACTTCATGCACATTTTATAATTAAGGTTTAATACTTCCATTAGTTTGCTTACTGTGTAATAATCTTTGTAGAGTGTGTCCGAGAGGTATTGCTGTACCCCTCGTTTATACTCTAGGTCAATGGACTTTTTGCAATGCGGCGATTCGTTTCCTCGGTGGTGGCTATCGCATAGGTATTTGTAATTCCAATCTGCTTCAAGTCCTTTTCTTTGACTTTTAAAAATAACGTGGTGTCTTTCCCCTGGTCGGCTGCAACCTCCTATTTCACACTCCATATTTAAAACTCTTTTTACCCTGTCTATTTGGTATATCTTGCATTTCTGGTTTTATTGCTTCCATTTCCATAGCACCCAAAATATTAAATGCCATTGCTGCGAGGTGATCTTCGTCATCCCATCCAGCTTTATATTTTAATAAATGTCTCTCTGCGCTATCTATAAAGCTTGTGCACGGAATACCTTTCATAAAATTAAATCTTTCATACTTCTTTGCGCCTTTTTCATAATGTGAGGAAAGTCTCAATATTGCATTAGGCGGTATGCTTAGACAGTCTCCCTTACCCTCATGTACATCTCTTACTGCGCCACTTTCAAAGCGTGTTCTGTTTCCACTATCCTGCATATCGTCTACTGCTCTTTCTATATCTGCCAGATCTAGTTCTCGCACTTCTATTTCGTCTAAGTTTTCTCTGTGTAATAAGTCGCAATCTTTACAGTCTATTTCTTTGTCGCATTCCCAATTTAATTTGCAAGTTATTTTGTTAAACATTGTTTTCCCCCTGTTAAATTATTTCTACTTCTACTAATGACATTCCCAAACTTTTACTTGTATAAGTTAAAAAGTAATAAGATTCAAGATATTTAAAAAATGCGTATCCCATTAAGTGAGCCGAGATCATTAACTGTTTAGTGTTTAAAGTGTCGTCAATAAATATATGTTCTTTCTGTATCCTAATTTTTTTCCTTGTCATTGAATTAACTCACCCCTTTTTAAAATGGATATTCTTCTCGCTAATTCCTCACCATGTAACCCCATTGGAATTACTTCTTTACCGCCTATTATCTCTGGTGTGTATGATGCCCTGCGACCTTTCTTTACTGCTCCCTCATATATATCTCTTGCAGGTGGTTTTAACTTCCCATACTTTTCTATTTCTTCTGGTGTCATAGGTCTTGATATGCATTCACTCATTTTATAAACCCTCCTAAAAATTCGTTTATCGTTGGTCTAAATCCACTTACTTTCTCGATGTTGTTGCATAGTTGGTTCATTTGCATTAGTATTGTTTGATATTCTGGTAGCCATTGCTCAACTTCTTTTTCTGTTGTGCTGCTATTCTCTAAAAATGCAGTAGCTTTGTTAAACCTGATTAGTAGTTTGTTGTATTGCTTTTCAAGGATTGTACATTTTTTAACTATTTCTATTGCTTGCATTACTTCCCCCTAATCGTCCCACGGTGTTTTTTCTTGGCTTGTATAAAATTCCTCTACACCGCATGGCTTTAATATTTCGTCGTTGCCGTGATTAAAAAATACTCTGTATGGTGTCGCAAAATCTATTTGCAATATTCCTGCCGGACCATGCCTATTGAGGAAAAAGTTAATATCTACTATGTCAACCAATACATTTGAATTATTATATTTATACTTGACCGTGTTTTGGTCTGTTTGTTTGTTATAATAACTATCTCTATACATCAACATTAGTCCGTCACAATCTTGCTCAAAACTCCCGCTATCCCTTAAATCACTAGGCATTGGCTTCCTGTCTGCTCTTTGATCCACATCTCTGCTTAATTGGCTTAGTGCTAATACGCAAATCTTATTATCTTTTGCCATTTCCTTTAACCCTCTTGATACTTCTTCAAGTTGATAATTTCTTTGGAGTTTCTTATCTCCATGAATCATTTGCACATAATCTATTACAATCAACCCAATTTTACCCTTGCCCTGCTTATCAAACTTCTTTTGAGCTTTTTTAAGACTTGCATTTATCTCTCCCATACTTCGGGACCTGTCATCTATATATATAGGTTTTTGTTTTAGGTCCTTAATTGCTTCCTGCATTTCTCTGAATTCTATAGCTGTCAATTTCCCGCTTTGCTCTAACATGCTATCAACTTTAGAATTTTGATATATTAGTAACTTGATCAGTTCTTCTTTTGCCATTTCCAAACTAAAAATAACTACTGGTACTTTAGTTGATGCTATTTCTGCTAATTGACAAAACAAACTTGTTTTTCCCATCTTTGGTCTGGCACCTAAGATGTAATATCTTCCTGGCTGCCATCCTCCTGTTAATTTGTCCAAGTCACAAAAGCCCGTTGGTATTCCTGCTATTTTTCCGCTCTTGCTATGTTCTTTAATGTTTTTTATAACTTCATCTATTAGGTCTGGCACATATCCGCTATAGGTCGCATCTTCCATTTGTAAGGCTTGTATGTCTGCTACAGCTTGCTGTATGGTTTCTGCTATATTGCCCTCTGCCTTGCCTTGAAGTTGTGCAGCAATCTTTATTAATTTTCTTTGTGCGGACCTTTCTTTGATTATTTTCACATAATGCTGATAATTAGCTGTTGTTACGATTGACGATATTAATCTTGTTATGTCTTGAAACTCTACTGCTGATGTTTTGAGACTTTTTAAATTATCAATTATGGTAATAGGGTCAATATTAGTTCCTGCTTTTTTAAGGTCCGTCATTGCTTGATATATTTCCCTGTGTTCTATATGGTAAAAGTCATCCGCTTCGAGTTGTGGAATTATTTCATCTATTAATCCTGTTTCAAACAACATGATACCTAATAAACTTTTCTCTGCTTCTGTGTTGAATGGTAAATTCATTAACTCCACCCCCAAGTTTGTTCTTTTGGCTTATCCTCAAAATTAATATCAAGATAATCTACATAGCCACCATTAAAAAATGTACTTCCTTGTTGCCATGCTTTCCATTCTTCTTTTGTTTGTTTGTATCTATTAACACACCTTGTCAATTCTTCAATGCCTATAATTTGTAGTTTTTTTATTTGAGCTTTAGCAACTTTATTTTTGCCTTTTTTATTGGGATATAAGGACCAAACATTTTCGAAAAACTCTATATATACTTCTTTATCATTCTTTACATTCTTCTTTAGTGGTTGCGACTTGGTTGTCAGTTGGTCATCAGTTGGCGATGACTTGGTCATCAGTTGGCGAATATTAGCTTCAATGCCTTGTGTATCAACACATTCACTTGGCGATATATTGTACTTTTTGAAGTTAACTATTTTGAAAATCGTCGCTTTATTCTTTCCTATCGGGATAACCTTTTCTATCATGTTGTCTTTTATAAGGTTATTCATAAGGGTTCTTAACTTCGATTCTGAGATATTTAATCTTATAGAATAACTTGGTCTACTGTATAAAAATTCAGAATAATTGATCGTATAAATTGTACCTTTGTAAGTATCTGTTTTAGGTTCTTTGCTAAATCTTGCACTAAATAACATGTCTACCCATACTTTAAAACAGTCATTGTCTTTGTATATCCAATGTTCCCTTATCTCCCTTCTTAAGGGTAGGAAGTTTTGCATTTAATCACCTACTCTATTAGTTGTATTAAATTATCATGTTTGAATTTAATATAGTATGCCATGTTGTAATCTCGACACTTTTGGCAGTAGTATTGGTCTTTGTCTTTTGCTCTGCCGCACGGACATAAACCTTGTCGTTTGCGTTGTCTACGTAGTTTTAGTGATTGCACACCGTTCATATTCTACCTCCTGTTGTTCTTTTGCCCATTTTTCATGTTGGCTTATCATGCTATATCTGGCATAGGATCAATTACATTCTTTACTTTGTAATAGTCTGACATTACCCATTCTTTGCTTGGCTTACCTGTTTCCATTTTGCCTAACACTGATAAGTCAACACCTTTTTTTACTGCCATATCCATAAGGGCATTTAGTTGAATTTTGCTAGGCTTTACATTATCTTCATAGCCATTATTAAGTTCATATTCTCCTTCTTTGATGATGCCATCCATTCTTTTAAGGTCTTTAACAAGTTCTTTAGGTAATGTTTGTTTCTTGTTCTTGGGTTCTTCTTGCTCCCTTGGCATTTCCTCAAATCCAGTAAACTCTACTCCATACCCTGCAAATCTTAATGCCCTTGCGATAGCTCTCGTTTCTGCTAATTCAAGGATTGCATTTCTTAGTTTTGCATCTCTAGTTACTGTTGCGTTACCTAATCCATTGTATATTCCCTTATCTGTCGTTACCTTCGCTTGTATGGTTGTTTTATCGCTATCTTGATAGATTATATTAGTTTCAATTGAAAGTGCCTTGTTACTCTCGTGAGCGAGCCTCAACCTACCACCTACTACTGGGTAACTTTTACCACTAACGCAAACTAACTCATCAGCATTAAATTGATTATTCACTTACTTCACTCCTTTAAATTTGATATAATTATCGGTCTGAATTAAGCCATATATTGTCGCTTTCTTCGTGGATTGTTGCTACTTCATCAAGTCTAGATTCTAATCTGCTTATTTTAAGTTCTAAATCCTCAATCTTATTTTCAAGATCCTCTTTTGTTTCATCCCATAACGCAAAGTCTATTTTCTCTCTTAAATAATCAGCATCTTTCTCGTCAAGTTCTAGCGTTAATGTACCTATTTGTATTGATACGAAGTTTACTTTGCCACTGTGGAATCTTTGAACATCTACTTCTATAGTTGGATTTTCTCCGATAAATTCAGCTTTAATTGACATTCATTCTTCCTCCCCTACATTTGTTATAGTTTGAATTTCGCCATCCCCTATTACTACCGCATACCCCTGAACGAACAACTCGATTGCATCTAAAAATGTATAATCTTTTATTGCTCTGTACATTGTTTATACCTCCCTCATTAATTCACTAATGCTTGCATTTTGCATCGCTTCGGCGGTGCTTTTTATATAAGTGCAATTATTATCATTAGTGCTATCCCCACTAATGCAAATCCCCACGCAAAACCTTTTGATTCACTGCAACGTTTTACAAGCCACTTTTCCATATTACTGCCTCCCAATCACTTATTAATAACTCTTCCGGTATCTCTGCCATAGTCAATTTCAAAC